CGATGTTCAAGGCGTTAGCCGCGAACGAAGCGCAAAGTTTCGTTACTTCCTCGGTCTGAACCATAAGCGCGAAGGTGTCAAGGTTCATAAAGGCGTACTTCAAGCTAATACCCTTTTTCTTGGCCTTAGCTACGATAGCCTTAAAGTCCTTGCTAAACGGTTTCGCGCCGGTGGTGTTCCAAGCGGCCGAGCCGGTCTGAAATCCTACCTTCTGCGTTGCGTCGATTTGATAATCTACGTCGTACTCGGTAATTACGCTATTGTTGTTGTCGTTGGTAAGCGTTACTTTGCCCAACGAAATAGACTGCAACGCAATCCATTCCAAGCGAGCGGCCACCCCGTCCCAGCAGTACTGCGTATCTTCGGCCCACGCTTCTACCAACGCCCGAAGGTCGGGGTTCGCGGAAGTCATGGCGACCATAATGTCGTATTCGTTAAGCTCGTTTTCGTCCTTGGTACGCTTAATAGCCACCTTCGGAATATCGCCCTGAATACGCGCGATAGCTTCGCGGGTCTTTTTGTTGATACTTGCGCCGCGTGCTACAAGGTCGCCGGCAATCTTTAACCCTACCTGCGCTTCAAGGGCTTTCCAGGTAAGCGTGTAGTTCTCCTTCAAGGGGAACAAGGTAGGATAGTAGTACGGTTTAAGGTCGTAGGTGTTAATTACGGCCTGCATATCCCTTTCGGTAATGCCAATCATTAAGCTCCTTTGCATAACTTTTCCCGATTAAATTAGATAAACTGAATACCGGTAAGTTTGGCTTTCACTTCGGCACCGATAGGCGGGATATTGCTTTCCCGAATCTGCCCGATAGTCCAAGCGTTTACGATATGGTTGCTAAGTTCGTCCACGTCATAGCTTTCGCCTACAAGGGCTACCGGTGCGTATTTGAAAGCTGACCCCGAAGCCCCGGCCTTGGCTGCGAGGTAAAGCGAATCGCCGGCTTTTGCGGCCGTTCCGAGGGTGGTGTCTACCGTAAGGTCGTCGCTGGTTGCGTCGTCTGCGTTGGTAGCAATCTCCGTAATAGTGTATGCCTTTGAACCGGTCGCAAGCATAACTACGTCGCCTACTTTGAAGTTATGGCCTTTCTTCACGGTATAGGCCGTTGCCGTGTTCGTCGCGTCGGCCGAAAGAACGGCCACTTTGACGACGTGATAAAGCCCGTTTTCGTCCTTGCCTACCGGCGTACCTTCGTGCAGGACTTTCTGCGTAAGGTCGGCGGCGGAAACGGTAATACCGTTCGGAATGTCGGCGAGCTTGTGGGTAAACGCGCGAATTACGCGGTTATCCTTTTTCCTGTCGATTTTAAGCATTTTACAAGTGTTTAGCGTTAAACCTCTTTACCGCCCAAGCCCTTATTTTCGGCTTCTGCGGCCTTTGCCTGTATGTAGCTTTCTACGCCCGCGCTTACTCCGTCCTTGTTGGGGGAACCAAGTACCGGTTTTTCGTGAAGGCTTAGGCCCCGGTCTGCCAACTCTTGGCCGAAGGCTGCTACGTCGTTCTTGGTTTCGGTCAGATACTCGTTAAAGGCGTTTTCGTCGGCAAAGCCGCCAAGTTTGGCTACTCTGTCGAAATCTTTAAGAACCTTTGCTTTGTAGGCTTCGGGTACGTCGGCAAGCTCTTTAACAAGCGTTTCCCGGCGGCTGGCGGTTACGGCCGCGCTTTGAAGGTGCGTTACTTCGGACTGCAAGCCCTTAGTAGCTTTCTCTACGGCGTTCGTAATCATTTCCTGCACGGTTGCTACGTCCAAGGTTCCGGCCTGTGCGGGTGGGGTACCGCCTTCGTCCGGTTTCTTTTCCACAAAGTCGTACTTCTTACGCAGGTTGTCCTCGCGTGTTTTGTTCGCTTTGTCTATCTCAGCGTCCGCGTCTTTGCGCCAATCCGCTACAAACTTCGCTACGGCTTCGGCGGTAAGTTTACCTACGATACCGGTAGCTTCTTCCTTGGTATTAACCTGCATGGCGATAACTCGCGCAAGCTGGTTAAGCCCGTCTTTTCGCACGCCCGGAAACTGCGTTTCAAGTAGTGCAATAATTTCGTTTAGTTCCATTTGATTTTTTGGATTTAATTAAACCTGCGACAAAGAAACGTATTATAGTAATGCGAATCGCCGTATAGCGTTGCGAGTTTTTTACATTCGTTTCAACAATCCAACCGTAAGGGTGCGGAAAGGCTTATAAGAAGCTGGGGCGGTCTTTGTTCGCCTTGGTAGTTGAAAAGGCAATTTTCAAGAAATTAGCAACGCAGTACAAAGAATAGCAAAAGAAGGCGATTTTAGCCCGTTTTATTCTCCAAACAAGGAAATATACCAGCCAACCGCACAAAATCGAACAGCGGGCACGAGAAAGGGCAAAAACGGGCGTTCTTGCTTTGCCGGTTGTCCGGCCTTCTCGGATAAGTGGGGGAAAAGGGGATTTTGTTACCGCCGTATTACTATCAACATTCCGCCGGCGGAACGACCAACATAGCGGCGGTTACTATCAACATTTCGGAAATGGTGGTAGCTAATGTTGCAAGCTGCCCGGTAATGTTGCAAGTTTGGGGCGCAGGTCGAAAGCCCGTTTTCCCTCTCTTTCCCCCTGCACCCCCTTTCTCTCTTATATATCTTTATCCTTATATTTATCCACAGGGGCTGGGGTAGCCCCTGCCAAGGAGCTGCCCAAGAACTGGGCAACTCCTTGTTTTTGCGTGCGCTACTTATTGATATATAATTATTTATTGATTTTGTAAAAATGAAAATTACGCCGAATGTTCCGCGCGAAATTGTGGGGCTGCCTTGGGGCTGGTTAGGGGCTGGGCTGGGGCTTAATCTCAAAAAATGAAAAATTGCAAATAATTGAATTATAACACATTAAACAACGAAACAAGCGTAACTATCTGATTCCGAAGTACCATAGCCCCAAGCCTGCCGCTGGGCTGGTGCTGGCCTGCTCCTGCGTAGGGGCTGGGTAGCCCCTGCCTTGCTCTTTGCGCGATTTTCCGCCGTAAAATAATGTTGTTTAGTGTTTTTGCAGTATATTTGCAACGTTTCCGGGGAGAAATCCGGGGACGCTTGTAAAAGCGTATAGGAATCCGCATTTGAAAATCGCCAATTTTCCAAACCGAAAGGATAGCCTATTAACGCTCGCTGGCTGTATATCCATTTTCGATATATCGCTAAGCGTGGGTTATAGTCTACTTTCGGTAGGTGTTTGGCGATACCTCAAATGCGTAGACCAATAAGGCCCACGCTTTTTTTGTTTTTGTAATGCCTGTTCGGGTTCTTGGGGCGCAAATTTTACGACTATGCAAATAGAAGAACTATTAGCCCTATTAACGCTTGCGGCAGCCTTCCTGCAAATTATCCTATTCTTCAAGTTATGGATAATGACGAATGACGTTAAGAAACTACGCGAAAATTGCGAACATTCGAATAAGTCTAACTTCAACTTTGAAATACGTAAGTCGCTTGCTTCGGGGGACAAAGAGAAAGCGAAAGAATTGTTATTAAATCGCTTTTACGATAGTATTTCCGAACTCAATTATTCGGGGTTGGATAAATCGGAAAGTAATTGGTTCCAGATTCAAAAAAACATAGACGCGGATTTTTTGAAGTTGAAAGAAAGGCTTGCTAACGACCTTTCAAAGATAGGCGAGCAACTACCGGAAAATATTAAGCAAATGAAATCCGGAAATGAATTTTACGAACTGTTTAACTAAATATCTTATGAAACACTTTTGCCTGTTATGTGCGCTTTTTCTGTTGGTAGGGTGTTCCAAAGATGAAGACCCCGGAAGAAGCTACACCGAACAACAAGAAAAAGCCTTATCCGTGTTTAACGGGACTTGGGCCGATACCCAATTTTCAAACCTTGGCGACTATCCCGGTGCCGAATTGCAACCCGACCCGGATAAAATCATATTCGGAACCCAAAACAATAAGCCCGTAGAAATCTACGAAAACGACTTTATCGAAGGTGAACGGCTGTTATTCTCTGCCTTCGGCGAATTGGTTTACCATAACGAAGGTTACGAAGATGTACCGTGCTATTATTGGGTATCGAACACGGCCGATGAATTACGCCTATACAGGACTTCCACCAAGAAGCTATACAAGAAATTCGCACTTTCTATAAAAAGCGATACGAAAATGAACCTTCACGCCCCCGATTTATCGCTACCGTACATTTTTGTAAAGCAATAGTATGAAGTGGATAAAAAAGCTATTTTTTGGCAACGCCAAGGCTTCCCCGTCCGATGACGATAGAATAAGCAACTTTTCCGTAGATGAAGAAGGAAATATTTCGGCAATCGTAACCCTTTCCGTCAATGGCGAAAAATTGGAATTTCCAATAGATACCAACGAACAAAAATTAGCGGAAGAAGCTAAGGCGAAAGAAGCAAACAAAGCAAACCCCAATTCCTGCGAACGGGAACCGGCCGAAGATGAAATAAAAGTACCTATATCGTTTTTAACACCGGAAAATATAGCTTTGTCAAATAATGGGCCTAACCTTTTCAGCATATATTTACGCGCTAAAAGATTGGGGTATAACAATATCGCAATTAAAAAAGATGTTTACAAAGAAGCATTTAATAGTATTGTGAAAAATAGACGGCTCAATTATTCAATACAACGAACCGCATCGTTAAACATGCTTGGTATCGCTTATGAAAAGAAGGGGGAAATAGAAGCCGCCATACAAGTTTACGAAGAAAATATAGCCATGCGTTCCAACGGTCGGCACTCATACGATAGGCTGAAAATCATATATCGCCGACAAAAAGATAGGGAAAACGAAATACGGGTTTTACGAACGGCTATTAGCGTATTTGGGGAAGGCTCGGAATATAACGAACGCTTGCTTAAACTACTATCCAAACCAAATAAACCCGCATGATACGAGAAACGGCCCTATTTCCGTTTATCTCCTTTGTCGGGTACCAGCCTATACCCTGCGGAATTGAAGGCCACAAAATCGAAATTCGGGAAAAATAAGGAAGGAGTAGCACCGCGCTACTCCTTCTTCTTTTCTTCTGTATCGTCGTCTTCCGCCATAGCGTCGGTTTCTGCTTCCCAACGGTCGATAGCGGCCGCGTGTTCCCGCCGGTACGCTTCTTTTTCGTCCTTCGGCATTGCGTCCCAATCCTTACGGGCCTTCGCCCATTTATCGTTATCGGGCCACTTATCTATTTCTTTTACTTCTATCATAGCTCTACAAGTGTTATGCGGACTTCTTGCCCGGAAATTTCGTGCTTCACTATCTTAAACCGGGTGCCGTTAGTAAATAATACTTCCCGCTGGTCTTCGGGAGCAAATTTACCGTTAAATTCCGAAATATCGGATATGTCGCGGCCGTTTTTGCTCTGAATTTCAAAAAGTACCCGTACTTCCGTCTTCTTCAAATCTCGATAGCTGGCAAACCGGTAAGCAACCGCCGGCGTTTTTGTCGATGAAGTGAAAATAGCGTGTTTTACTTCGTCTTTGCCGGCGTAAAGGCGTTCGTAATCCTTTCGCTTCATAATCGCGCCTCGGTAGACGGTTCCCCGATACTTCGGCAATTCTTCCAACGCCTTAGCCATAAGGGAAGCCGAAGCCTTGTTAAAGTCGGTAAGGGTGCCTTTATCCAACTGCTTATTAAGCTGCCGGTAGTTCCCGCCTTGCTGGGTGTAGTGATGAAGGGCCGCAAGTTCTGTATTCTGAATATCCGGGTAAAGCGTACTAAGTAATTGCGTCGCCCGTTCCATTGCTTCGGCCGTACTTCTTGCCCTCGTAAACTTCCGTTCTTCGGCGGTATAGGTGTTTACCGGCAAGGTGCCGATACTTTTCCGGTTATCCCGAACAAAGTACGGTAAAGTCTTCCAACCTTTCGAGCGTTCCTCGTTTTTGGCTATCCAATCGGTCAAGGCTTTCGGAACCTGCGTTACGGTGCGCTGGGGGTTCGGTTTCCAATCCTTCAACTTACCGGCCTTACGTGCCCTTATTCGTT